CCTAATACACGTTGCATTAACTCAACTCTAGTTCTAATCTCTTCTGCTGTCATCCTATCGGACTTAGGCAGTTCTAATTGATCGGCAAAGAATGTTTGGCGTATTCCGTTTCGTAATTCATCAAACTTAATACGACCAATATCGGCCCTGCCTCGGAACTCATAAAACCATAAAGCATCTCTGTCTCGAATAATGGTTCCTTTTCCTGGCCTCAAATCAACTTTGCCAATCACCCCATCATCTAACACAAAGAAAGGTGGGTCAATAAATTTCGCCCATGCATTTAGTTCTAATTCTGTTGACTTATTTAAAACCTTAATATCTGGGAGTGCTGTATTACCTGGACCTCTACCATAGATCTCTCCACTATTACGGCTCCAACGTGTAACCATACTTGGCATTTCATTATAACCGCTTTCTTCTATAATCTCTGAGCTAGTTATATCAATCCAGCATGATCCGTAATCCATATTTTTTGTATCTATTTTTGAGGGATCTTTGTCATGCCTTGGTAAAATCCAATGTAAGAAAGGAAATTTTTCATGTGGATTATTAGAATAGGCTCTTTCCATTTTCTCAGGCATAACCCAATCAGGAAATCTTTTACGTATCTGTCTAGTAGTCCAGCTATATATATAACAACAAGCATTAGCTCTACCCCAGTCATCTTCTTCAAAGACATAACCTTCAATTGGATGAGTAACGAATTGCAATCCATTATATTTTTCTTTACCAACTTTAGGCTCGCACATAATAGAAGCCGTACCAAAACCAGTTAGATCAATATAAAACTCGTGAACAGAAGAATGAAAATTAGCTTCATTCATAGCGTTCCACATTCTACGTGAGCTTTCTTGTAGCCACATTCTTATATCAGGATCTTTGTTCAATTCTTCATTGTTAGCTATTTGTAAATCAAACCATCTAAACGATCTACTAGTAAGTGTTCCTTGCAAATTTGCTGCTAACACTTCGTGAGCATGCATAGGTACAGAAGCAAATCTTTTTGTATGAGCTTTAGTCCCAGGTGTACGAATAGTATTAATTGTAGCTTTACGTGGGATTAGATGATCTGCAATTTCTTGGAAATGGTCATCCCATACTCTACGTGCATTTCTTAATGCATCAAATCTTTCTATAAGTTCTCTTGCTGTATATTCAGTCATCACTAATCCTTATTAATCTAAAACGTCATAATCACCAATAGTCATTAATACTTCTGGTCTACTGTGAGAGTCGCCTGGTAATCTAGCGTTTTTTAAACACATAATACAATATCTTGTTGCATCCATTAAATCATCTTTTTCTTTTACAATTTTACCATCTCTGCGATGATACATTCTAAATTCTTCCCACCAATCCGCTAGATGCTCTGCTACTTTAAACCTACCTGTTTCCATACGATCAAGTAATTCAGTAATACCAGCTTCAACAGAGAAACCTCCTTTTTCCCATTTAGCATGATCTCGTAACATCTTAACACCATCTTTACGCCATAACTCGGCAATAGGCAATCCTGATTGTCTATCGTGTTTATGTCCATCGTGAGGCCAGGCTATCGGAATCCATTCACCACGACCCTTAACTGCTTTCGTATGAACAGCAAGTTTCTCCCTACTCCTACGATAAACATCATATAAATAAAGTGTATCAGAGTCCCTATCCCACCTAACAAAGACAGCAGCAGTAGGATGATCCCAATCACCAAAATCAACAGCGCCAATACAAGGCCAATAAGAAGGGAAGCCTTCTGTAAAATCTGAGACTTTAAATGTAATCTGTTCTTCATTGACTGGGTACACTCTTCCGCTTCCTAGCATTGGAACACCAGCAGTTCTAGCATCTCTTTCATGTGCTGGATATTGAGCTAGTATTTGTTCTTTTTGTTTTTTAGAATAATGCTCTGCATCATGTAAAGTCATTTGTACATAATGCCTAGTTTTTTTTCCTTGTTCTGTAGGCTGTAAGAATCTCCTTACAACTTCAGACATTCCTAGTAGCGGTGTAAACGTAATTAAGACTGGACCTTGGCTAACATTCAAACGAGTTAACCCTTCTGTATATATATCTATAGGTGGCTCTTCATCATACCACTCACCATCTAATGTTTCCCCTTGCCATTTCTCTCTACCTTTTTCGTAGGACTTAAGCCAGCAATACGATAGGCCACCCGACTCATGCCTAACAGTAAAGTTGTCAACCAAGTCTGGAGTTCCCCTTGCGAGTTGGACAGCCTCAATGCTATCAAGAGGAACCATACCAGTACCATAGTTTCTCTTTTGACCAAGTAATACACGTTGTGGATTGTCTCTTGTACTTTCACCTGTAACTCCAGCTACCCACCATTTAGTAGCTTTGTTAAATCTATAACCTTGCCACCACTCAGGGTATCTTCCAGTCATATGCATTGCTACCTCAGCACCAGCGCACCAAGTCTTTCCAACCTGGTTAGCGGCAATTAGCATACGTTCTCTAAATTGCGATCCGCTATTATGGAAGTCCGTTTGTTTTTTGTAGGGTTTATATAATTCTAATTTGTTATATAGTTGGTATTGCTCAAGCTCTTCTGTTATCTGAGCTAACTCAGCGATTTGCTCGTCTTGTTCTTCTGTTGCACTCATTTATGTTTATCATTTACAGTAAACACAAACGTACCATTCATGTAATCTTTTATATTAGTATAATCAGATCTTAAATTAGATTTTGCTGACGCACTAAAATAAAAATCTACAGAATTAACTTGATTTTCGTATTCATAATCAAACATTACTTTTTTTATGTCTTTTTTTGCTTCTTCCCAAATATTAGTTATTTTTTTATATAACTGTATTTGTTTTTGTGTTTTTGATAACATCTTTTTACACCTCATTACCCCATACATCCCAACCATCCGTTTTTTGTCGAGCAAATAATTCAATCCGAGGAATATCACCGCATAACTCTACAATTCTATCTCTTACACAATCTGGTTTTCTACTATGTTCTCTTATTTTATCTATAACAACTTGATGAACTTTTTTAGAAACTCTTTTTGGTTTGCCTTTTGTTGCTAACAAACAAATCTCATTATTTGCCCTAGTCCAATGACCTAACCCCCAAAACAAACTATCCGCTTTTTTATTTCTTTTTACCCAGCTAAACGCACAGGTTTTATAAGTAAATCCCCATTCTTTTATTGTGCGGATCCCTTCTTGTAGCAAAGGGTATGTTACCCACAAAAATAAAACACAATTATCATCGGTTAATGTACCAACATCGAGCTTGTAAATATCGTCATCATCTAAACACTTATAATGATTTTCAGCCGATTTTTTTTCTTTCCCTTTTCCACTCCAAACTTTGTAAGACCAAGGGGGGTCAGCATAAATAATATTATATTTCTTATCAGGAAAATTCATGACCTACCTAAGTTATAAAAGGTTTTTATTAATCCACCTAACTAAATGCGGATTATCTCTCAATACTTGAGTTAAATATGTTGCCATAACTGAAACCACTCGTTCTTCTTGTTCTTCCAGTTCATCTTCGCTCTGGGCTTTGTTCTTCAACTTACCCATAGCGTAGATAGCATGGAATACTTCATGAATCAAGGTATCTACTAAAGCAGCACCTTCTAATCTGTTATCAACACGTATCTGACATTGTAAATATGTGAAATCTCCAAAGGCTTCTCCATCTCCAGGTATAAAGAAAACATCAATATCCATGCCACCTATCTTGATAACCATATCGGCTTTTTTCTTCATCTTAAAACCTATACATTATATATAATATATATACTCGATATGCCACAGATGGCACAAGATCTTTATTTGTAGTTTTCAATCAACGAGTTAAAAGAAATAATCTGCTCACTTTTAGGCAATACTGTCAGTAGACTAGGCAATCCTGACACTCGACTTTTTTAGAACAATGTATGTTAGGGTCTTTTATATTACTATCAGCTTTCCCTTGGGGGTTATGGGGGTACTGTATTCTGTAATATATATCTCTCCGCCAACTTTTTTGCTTAGTGTACTGCCTCGTCAGTGCTTTTGTCATCTTCCTGCTCCTTGTCAAAGGTATTAGCAGGTTTATTTAGCCCTTCTATAAGCTCCTTAGCTCTCTCCTGTAGTTGTTTTACATCTGATGGACTTTGTGCTGACATATTCAATACTCGCTCTACAGGCCGATGTCCTGACCTGTCTAGTAAATCCTTTAGTGCGTCAAACTGTACTTTCTCACTTCTTGCTCCAGTGGCTAACCTGACTAACCTATCCATTAATGTAGGTGCTAGTGCTGAGAAAGCTGAGTGTGTTAGTTCGTGTATTCTATCTAGTACGTGTGTCTTGGTTAATAATCTATGTGCTTCGACTGCTGCTGATTCATTTGCATATCCAGCATCTATTGCTGACTGTTGTTTCTTTCCACCATTTGCTACATATGCTTGTGCAAATGCTTCTTGCTTTGGTGTTAGTGTTCTAGCCATGTAATTATCCTTGTGTTTTAATCTTATGTTTATTTAAGTAATGTATATTCCTTCGGAATATGCTTTCGATAATGAATATTCCTTACGGAATATACTTATTGTTGTTAAGGTTGATAGTGTCGCAAAAATGTCGAACTGATGCTTTTGTTGTTAGCTAATCCAGTCCACCTATATCCTCATGCTTACTGAATCCCACCCAATTTTGTATATTCTGCAAATCCTCTCCAACACTACTCCTATTACAATGCTCTAATTTAATCCACTCTATGTAGTTATAAGATACCCTAACTATAGATCAGAAGAACCCTTACTGCAAGTCAACCTCTTCGAGGAGATCCTGCGGATCTAACTTGCACTAACGAACCTTCCAATCTTTATTAAGGGTATTCTAATCACAACATAGTGTGGTCAAATTAGGATTGAAATAGGAGCACTGTCGAAGAGGGCAGAATATGCAAAACCGGGCGGTACCCAGTAACCCTGAGGACCTAGGCGGACCGGAAGCTAACAATAAAATCCTCAGCTCAACATTTTTATTTTTTGCGACACTATTGTTG